TGCTTGCTGTTCGACCAGAGGGCGAAGCGCTCGGCGGTGTCGCGAGCCCACAGCTCCGCTTGCTCCTGCGAAATGCCGAGGACACTCGCCGAGGGGTGCGGCTTGAGTCGGAGGCCGGAGCCGACCACGGATTCGACGAAGCGCATGACCAGGGCGCGCGCCGCGGTCGAGTTGTGGAATGCCCTGCGCGCCTCCGCGCGGGCGGTCGTATGGTCGATGAGAGGGCTCGCGCCGAGGAATGGAATGCCACCGGAGAACTTCTCTCCTGCGAATGAGAACGTGCCGGTCGCGTGCGCTGCGCTTCCGGTTGATGGAATCGAGGCGGATGCGCGAGGAATGGAGGAGATAGAAGAAATATTCGTCGTTTCTTCCTCGAAACTCAAAACCTTCAATGCCGTTGCGTTTCCAGAAATTCGGCGACGCACATCCCCAATCGGACCACCAAACACCATCTCGGCGCCCGTCTTCACGGTACCGCCCCAAGCCGAACGATTCCGCCGCGTCCGGCGAGCCTGAATTCGATGGCTTCGATTTCGGCCGTCAGTGTGTCGATTTGTTTCTTGAGCTCGGCGAGGCCGCGCTTGTCCACCGTGTGTGTTCCCTCGGGGGTTCCAAGGGAAAATGATTTTGCTTTTTCGGCAAGAAGTTCGGTGTATGACGCTTCGGCGACGGCGAGCTGGGCTTGTCGCGACTGTCTCGGGTGCGGGTTCGGGGTGCCGTGTGTCTGGTCGAGGGCTTCCCGGCAGCGTGGCGCATGCCGGTGACGGGCGAGGCGCGGACGGTGATGGAGGTGTCGTTCGTCAATGGCTGACCGGACTGTCATCAACCGCGCCGGCATCAAGGCGATGCTCAATGCCCCGGATGTGGCGGCGATGCTGGCCGCGGAGGCCGCACAGGTGCTCGCGCGGGCTCAGGCTGGCGCTCCGGTGCGCACGGGCCAGTATCGCGACTCTCTGCGCGCGTGGGTGGATCACACGGACCGCGCGGTGGCTCGCGTGGGCTCCGATGTGGATCACGCGCTGGCGGTGGAGGCCGAGACCGGCAATCTTGTGCGGGCGCTCGGATGACGTGGCAGCCCGCGGCGGTCGAGCCGGTCGATGTCGAGTTGCGCGCGACGGCGTACCTGCGCGCTAACCTTCCTGGCGTCCACGTGGGCGTGTCTCGCCCGACCGAGGCGACCACCCCCTACCCCGAGCGCGTCGTCTCCGTCAGGCGCGACGGCGGGCCGATTGACGGTGTGCTGGACCGCGCTCGGATCGGCTTGAATGCGTGGGCTCCGACCCGCAAGGACGCGCGGGACTTGGCCGCTGATGCTGTCCGGCTGCTGCTGGGCTGGCCTGCCACTCTCGCGACGGATGCGCCGGTCATGGCCCGCTGCACGATGGCCCCCTCGATCGTCTCGGACGACGAACCTCCGCGCTTCTATGCGGTCCTGGCGCTGACTTTCCGCGCTCTCTGATTTCCCCTCGCGCTCAACCCATTTCCCGGCCCGCGGGCCAAGCAACCTTTAGGAGAATCCCATGCCTGAGTCCATCGCTTCCCCGACTCTGACCAAGGGTGCCGTCCGCGTCGCCGTGTCGGGGTCGATCAACCTGGCGCCGGTCGGCACCACCTTGCCGACGTCGACCACGGGCAGCCTGCATGCGGCGTTCAAGCCGCTCGGGTACTTGTCCGAAGACGGGCTGGAGGAGTCGATCGAAGTCTCTCGTGATCCGATCCGTGGGTGGCAGAATGCGGCGACGGTCCGCGAGGTTGTGACCGAGGCGAAGCTGACTTACGCGGGCGTGCTCATCGAGACCACCGTCGCGACCGTCGAGGCCTACTACGCGGCCACGGTCACGCAGACCGCGACGCACGGCACCTACACGATCACCCCGGGCAAGTCGTCGGGTGCTATGGCTGGCGTCATCACGATCCTGGACGGCGCCGAGGTCAAGGTCGTCACGTGCACGCGCCTGGAGGTGTTCAAGGCGTCCGATGCGATCACGTATGCCAGTGGCGAGCCGATCGGCTACCCGATCGAGATCGTCTGCTACGACGACCCGGTGGTCTACGACACCTCGCTCAAGACGGCCTGATAGCCACCCCGGCGCGGTTCTTGCGCGAGGCCGCGTCGGGGTCTCACTTCTCGCGCTGAAACCTTCACTCGCGCAACCAGAAAGGCACGTGCATGCCCAAGACTGAGCCGAAGACGACGGCTGCCCCGAATCCGCATCACACGGTGGCGGGTCACACGTTCGTGTGGAACTCGCCTGACCCGGAGGTCGGCGAGGTCCGCATCCCGCTCAAGTTCAAGACGAAGATCCTGCGCAAGGCGAAGGAATTGCAGGACGACGACTTGGCGTTCATGTTCTTCGTCCTGGATTCGGTGCTCGGTGACGCGGCGGCGATTGTGGATGAGATGGACGCCGGCGAGATGAAGGCCATGTTCCGTGAGTGGCAGACTGCCTGGCAGGAGCACTCGGAGGCGACTTTCCCGGAATCCTGACGCTCCTCGATCTGATCGAGGGGCACCGCTCCGCGTTTGAATACGACTGGCGCACAAGGTTTTCTATCCCGCTGAGCGCGATCGGTACGCGGGCGATGTCGTGGGGTGAGGCTTTCCGGCTCGCGCTGATCCTCATCGCTGATCCGTCCTCACAGGTCGGCGCGGCGACGGGCGGTCTGGCCCAACCCGTCTCCCGCGAGTACGTGGCCCTACAGATCTTGGTGGACAACGCCGTGCAGCAGGCGGCGAAGAAGCGCGCGCAACTGCGCACGCTGCCGGACCCGTTCAAGCGCACTAAGCGCATCGGCGGGCGGCACGTCGGTGTTTCTGCCGTCGACTTCGAGAAGGTTCTAGCCGCGCATCGGGGGTGAATCCGCTTGTCGGAGTTGGCCTCCCGGTTCGTCAGTATTATTCCGTCCTTCAAGGGCGGCGCTCGCCAGATCTCGCGCGAGCTTGACGGGATCGGCGACTCGGCCGGGAAGTCTGCGGGCAAGAAGGCTGGCGGCGGTTTCGTCGCGGGCATGGGCGGCTCGCTTAAGGGCTTCGCGGGCGGGATGCTCGCCACGATGGGCATCGGCGCCCTCGTCTCGGGCTTCAACTCCGCCACCAATGCCGCGTCCGACCTGAACGAGACGGTCAACAAGGCCGGGGCGATCTTCGGCAAGAACTTCGCCAGCATGGACAAGTGGGCGCAGGGTGCGGCGACTAGTCTCGGCCTGTCTCGGCAGGCGGCGCTCGACGCGGCGGCCGGCTTCGGGGACATGTTCTCGCAGATCGGGTTCGCTAGCGGCGAGGCGGCGAAAATGTCGAAGTCGGTCGTGCAGATGTCGGCCGACTTGGGCAGCTTCAACAACCTCGGCACTGACGATGTGGCCGACCGGATCAGCGCCGCATTCCGGGGCGAGTATGACTCCCTCCAGAAGGTCATTCCGAACATCAACGCCGCCCGCGTCGAGCATGAGGCGCTCGCGGCCACAGGCAAGAAGACCGCCAAGGAGCTGACGGCAGCGGAGAAGGCGACGGCGGTTCTGGCAATCGTCCAGAATGACGGCGCCCGGGCGATGGGTGACTTCGCGAAGACCGCGGACGGCGCGGCCAATGCACAGAAGATCCTCGCCGCCAAGACTGAAGACGTGAAGGCGCGCTTTGGTCAGGCGCTTTTGCCGGTTCGGCTCTTCATCGTCCAAGGCTTGTCGAAGCTGCTCGATGTGGCCCCGAAGGTCGGGCGCTTCCTGGCGCCGGTCGGGTCGGCATTGAAGCAGATGGGTGCGGTTGCGTCGCAGGCACTTTCGATCCTCCGCGGCGACAACAATGACGCTGCTAACGGGGTGTCGTGGGCTGGGCCGGTGCTCGATGCGGTCGCGCGGATCAGGGCGGGCTTTGTCGCGATGATTCCGACCGTCCAGGCTTTCGTCGGCTGGCTTCGCGGGACTCTCGTGCCCGCATTTCTCGGCGTCGTCGGGGCGCTGCGGGGCTGGTATGCGCAGGTCCTGGCGATCGTGCAGCAGGTCGCCACGGGCATGATGACGCGCTTGGCGCCGCTGATGCCGGCTGTGCGGACGATCTTCTCCACCATCGGCCAGATCGTTTCTGTCGCACTGCAATTCGTGCAGGCCGTGATTCAGCGTGTGACGCAGGTGATTGGGTTCATCTGGACCAACTGGGGCCAGGGGATCATGAACACGGTTGCGACGGTGTTCGCCGCGGTCGTGGGGATAGTCCAGCCGGCACTGAACCTGATTAAGGGCATCATCAGCCTTGTCTTGTCGCTGATCAAGGGTGATTGGTCGGGCGCGTGGGAGGCGATGAAGCAGATTCTCTCGGCGGCGTGGGAGCTGATCAAGGGGATCGTGTCTGGTGCGATCGCGGTTGTGAAGTCGGTCCTTTCGCTCGCGTGGGACGTCATCAAGTCTGTTGCGGGTGCCGCGTGGGAGGGCGTCAAGTCCCTGATTTCGTCGGCGTGGGAGGGCATCAAGTCGTTGGTGTCGACGGCGGTCGAGAATGTGAAGACGTCGATGTCGTTGGCGTGGGATTCGATCAAGTCGACCGCCAGCTCCGCTTGGGATCGGATCAAGACGGCTGTGTCGGACAAGATTTCGAGCATGGTTTCGACCGTCAGGGAAATTCCTGGGAAGGTCACGTCGGCGCTGAGCGGGCTCGGGAGCTTGCTGTACAACAAGGGGGCTGAGTTGATTCAGGGCCTCATTGACGGCATCAAGTCGAAGATCGCTGCGATTGGCGACGTGATGCGCGGTGTCGCGGACAAGATCAAGGGCTTCTTGCCGGGCTCACCGGTCAAGGAGGGTCCACTGCGGGCGTGGAACAACGGCGGTGCCGGTAAGCGCCTCGGTGGGCTGCTGGCGGACGGGCTGGACGCGTCACGCGCGACCGTCGCCGCTGCGTCGGCGCGTATGGCGTCGTCCGTGCAACTCGGGGCGAAGGTGCCGGCTTTCGCGGGGGCACCGGGCCAGATGGGCACCGAAGGCGCGTCCGGGCCGAGCCAGCCGCTCGTGGTCAATCTTGTGCTGCCTGACGGCCGAGTGCTTGGTCGGACTGTCATCGACGACATCAGCGGCCGACGGCGCCGGCCGTGAGCGTGCTGCTCGCTGCTCCGGCGACTCCGACTGTGCCGGGTGTCGAGGTGACGTCGGCGGATGGCCGGCTGACTGCGGTGGTGCACGACGGGTTTCCGGGCGTGCTGCTGCGCGTCCGCGTCCCGGGCGTGCGTGAGGCGTCCGTATGGCGCTCGGACGGGTCGGCGTGGGTGCCGGTGCGGTCGGGCTCGCCGCTGATCGTCTCGACGGGCGAGGGTCACGCCTATGACGCGGAAGTCGCGCCGGGCGCAGCCGTGGTGTATGCGCTGGACCGGTCGGACCCGGTGTCGATGGTGGCGGTGCGTATGCCGGCCGTGTGGCCGCGCGACTCGGCGGCGTGGCTGGTCTCGGCCGAGCATCCGAGCTTGGCGCGGATGATCATCGCGGGCCGCCCGCTGCGCCGCACGCGCGGACTGCAAGTAAGTCGGACTGATCTTGTCGGTGCGCTCGCATCCGGTCGTCGGCTGGGAAGCGGATCCGATGAGTGGTCGCTGACAGTACAGGCGTGGGACGAGCGGGAGCGCGACGCGATTGATGAACTGCTCGACTCGGGGCCGCTGCTGTGGCACCCGCAGGAGTCGATGCAGTCGCCTCTCGCGCACTCGTGGCTCCTGGTCGAGTCGGCCGAGTGGGAGCAGGTCGGCGGACAGGGCACGTGGGCGCACCTGGCAACTCTCGGTGTCACCCAGGTCGCCCGCCCGGCCGTCACGACGACGGACCCGCTGCGCATTCCCGGCTGGGGTTGGCATGAGTCGGTGGCGGGCCTGACGGACGCGGCGGCATACGCGTCGGCGTATCCGACCACGTGGGATCAGCTCAAGGCCGGGGTCGCGGGGTGGACACAGTGAGCGCTCCTGATCCTCGGGCGGCGCCGATGCTGAGCGCTGGGCAGGTGCCGCGGGTGCGGGTGGAGGCGACGCTGCTGCCGGTCGGGGGTGGCGCGATTCCGCTGCCGGTGTCGTCGGCGCGGCGACGCTCGTCGGCCGGTTATGTGCATCGTCACGAGCTGACTTTGGTAGTGCCGGACCTGCCGGACCGTCCGCGGCTGGATTTGGGCGCCGGGCACATGGTGATGGTGTCGACGTCGATCCGCGCGGGTCGAGAGTGGGTGAATGCGCCGCAAGGGGTCTACCGGATCACGGACGCGCCGCGGGATAGCGCGGGCACGTGGTCGCTGACGGGCAAGTCGGAGGAGTATGTGGCGCAGCGGGCGGACCTGCTGTGCGACGTCAAGGCCGAGGGTTCGGCACTTGAGTTCCTGGCCACGATGATCCAGGGCGCATGCCCGGACGCGCGGCTACTCGCGGACGTCTCGGATGTGCCGTTGGCGGCCACGAAATGCGAGTCTGGCCAGTCCGGCTCTCGGTGGTCGGCGATCGAGTCGGTGGCCGCCGCGTGCGGTTGGTCGGTGTGGTGCGACTTGCGCGGCGTGTGGCGGGTCGGTCAACGCCGCCGCGTAGAGGGCTCCCCAGATTGGTCGGTGCGCAAGGGCGCGTCGGCGGTGTCGTGGGGGTCGGCCCGCTCGGACGCGGAGACGTACAACGTGGTCGTAGTGCGGGACCGGGATCGCCGCTTTTGGGGCATCGCGGTCGACGACCGGCCGGGCTCCCCGACATGTGTGGGTGCGGATGTCGTGCAGTGGTCTCGTGCCGCTCGGACGCGCGGGCTCAATGCCATGCCGCGCACTTACGGCCTTTATGCGCATGTCGTCGAGATGGACGGCATCGGCTCGGACGCACAGGCGGAGGCGGCGGCACAAGACGCGCTCGCGGGGTCGGCGTCGGTGCGTCGATCGCTCGAGGTCGTTTCGTCGTGGCAGCCGTGGGCCGATGTGGATGACCTGTTGCTGATCGACACGGAGGCGCCCGCGGTGCTGGCCGTGCTTGATGGGGTTGATGTGGACCTGACAGGCGATTCTGCGATGCGATTGGAGGTCCGCTCGTGACCGATGTGGACGCGATTTCCGGTGTGCCGGTGGGTGATCCGAGCAATGCGAGCTTCCCGGCGCAGCTGACGGCCTCGGTGGAGGCTTTATCGCGGCTCGTGGTCAATCGGTGGGACTCGCTGACCCTCCGGTCCGCGGCTTACGCGGCATCCGGGGAGGACCCGCAGGTGGGCGAGGTCTTCACCTTGAGTGAAGACCCGGGCGCCTTCTATGTGGCCACGGCGGCGGACGTGAACGCGTGGACACGGATCACGCCGGGCCGCAAGGAGTTGTCCGGGCAGGCGCGCGTAGATTGGCCGTCAGGTGGCGGCCCGGCGTCGGTGAACAGTCGCGTGGCGATCCCGGTGGGCACCTTTGGCACGGATCGCCCGATCGTCATGCTGACGGCAATCAATGGCCCTGGCGGCGGCGGGATGCCGGTCGTATTCACTCTCACTAAGGACAACGGCGACACCCCGTCGAGCGAGGTGACGCCCACCGACTTTGGCATCCAGGGCTTCACTATCGGCGAGGGGTTCTCAGGCTCGGGTGTCTTCCGCTACTGCCACTTCTTCGCGGTAGCCCGTGACCTGGCCGGCTCCATCGTGGCGACCCCGGCTACGGGCTGATGCCAATCCGGACGCTGCCCTATCAGGGGCAGCCGGGTGAGCAGGCGGCGCCGGAGAGTGAGGTCCGCGGGCGTGTCACCTGGGATCAGGTCGCGGGAAAGCCGGCGGCTTTCCCGCCGATCGCGCACGTGCACCAGCCGCAGGATATTGACGGGCTGAATCTGTGGATTCTGAGTCAGGCCGCGACCTTTCTTCCCGGCGCGACCTTCACGGCTTATTGCCGTGCGGGAGTGTGGGATTTGCGCGGCTCGACCGGGATGCTTGGCGGACGCAAGGAGGTCACCTTTGTCTGGGTGGCCATGGCGCCCACCGACCCGCCGCCGCCGACTACGGGCGGCGCTTACGCCATTCCCGGGCATGACCTGTACGTGTCGGTGGGCGGCACTATCCGGATCGTCGAGAGCGACGCGGGCCCGGGTGATATCGAGTACGACGCGCTCGCCCTGGCGTGGGACGTCGAGCGGTTGGTGCCGGCGGGCGAGATCGAGTACGGCCCAATGTCCTTGACGTGGGACGTGCAGCGGGCGGCCCCGACGAGCATCGAGTACACGTCACTGGCGCTGTCGTGGGACGTGAAACGCGTGGCTGACGCGAGCAAGCCGAAGGGTCTGCTGGGCGGCACGATGGGCCGCTCGCTCAGCGACACGCTGGGCATCCTGGACGCGATCGTCAAGCCGGGTATCATCTCGGCTTCGCGGCCGCGGTCTACGGTGATCGAGGTTGACTGGGACGCCTTTCAGTCCGCACGCGGGTCACTCGTCACGGCGAAGGTGAACGCGCTCAGGGCGGATATCGCCACGGCGAGGACTAACGGGCTCAACGTCTTTATCCGGCCCTTCCACGGCATGTATGCGCCGACGTGGGCAAAGGACTTGGTCGGCGTCCTGGGCTTCCGCGAGACCGCGGACGCTGAGCCGTACTGGTACACCAATGACGGCGCGGACGGCTACGACCCGAAGCCGGCCGCCCCATCGACGCGCACGAAGCCGGTAGCGGATCGCTGGTATCCGCTGAAGAAGCCGATCCCGAACTGGACGGACCCGCTGTATTGGCAGCTGGTGCGGGAGTTTCACGAGCTTCTGGCGGCGGCGATCGGCGATGAGCCGAACGTCGTGG